GGCCGACCGAGGAAAGAGAATGTCAACGACAACGATGCTGGAGTTAGTGCAGCAAGTAACTAACGAGCTTGGCGTTGCAACCCCGACAAGCGTAGCAGGCAACACGAATCAGGACGTAATCCAAATACTCGCGTTAATGAACGCGAACGGATACGAGTTTCTGCGCCGTCACGCTTGGCGGGAATTGACGAAACCGCACGCGTTTTATACCGAATACATCACGACCACAGGCACTTGGACGACCGCAGCCCGCACGATCACGATGGCATCGACTGCGGGACTTGATACGACGTATCAGGTTCAAGGCACAGGCATCAATCAGAATACTTACATCGTTTCGGTTGACTCAGGTACACAAGTCACAGTCAATCAGGACTTTGCTGCAAGCGCCGCAGGTGCTACTGCCTACTTTCAGAAAATCAAGTATTCGCTCCCGAGCGATTACGAAAGCCTCGTCCCGCGCACGATGTGGGATAAATCCAAACATTGGGAAATGCTTGGCCCGGAAGATGCACAGCAATGGGAATGGTTGCTGTCGGGTTATATCTCAACCGGCCCGCGTATCCGTTGGCGCTTGCTTGGTGCGTACTTTCAGATTTGGCCCGGTATGTCTACGGCTGAATATCTTGGCTTTGAGTACCGCAGCAAAGGATGGGCGCAAGCTGCGGATGGGACTGTCAAGAATTCCTTTACTGCCGACACCGACACTTGCATCTATCCTGATCGGTTGATCGTCAACGCTACAAAGCTAAAGTATTTCGAGGCTAAAGGCTTTGATACTACAGCGATGATGCGTAACTATCTGACAGAGATGGAAGCAGCGAAAGCTCTCGATATGTCGTCTGCCAATCTGTCGCTCGCACCGCGTCCAGGCACAGTCTTGATTGGTTACGACAACATTCCCGATTCGGGCTACGGTACGAACTGATGGCACGCAGCGCACGCCAACGCATGATGGTTCAAGGCACAGCCGCGCAAGTGGCTTCCTTGCCTGCGCCTATCGGTGGCTGGAATGCTCGGGATTCCTTGGCAAACATGGAAGCAACGGACGCTGTCCAGCTAACAAATATGTTCCCGACGGTTTCAAGCGTCAACCTGCGGGGCGGTTATCAGCAATTCGCAACGGGCATTACAGGACAAGTCGAAAGCCTGTTCAATTATTCTGGTGGTTCTGCTGAACGATTGTTTGCAGTCGCTGGCGGCAAAATCTACAACGTCACGGCGGGCGGTGCTGTTGGTGCAGCGGTAGTATCAGGATTGACTAACAGCCGGTGGGAATACGTCAATGTTTCTACGCCTGGCGGCTCTTATATGTATTGCGCCAACGGCGTAGACGCTCCCTTGCTGTATGACGGCACGAACTGGACTTCGATCACAGGGGCATCGACTCCCGCGATAACTGGCGTTACCACGACAACGCTTGACGATGTGACGCTGTTCAAAAACCGCGTTTGGTTCATTCAAAAGAACACCCTCAAGGCGTGGTATCTGCCGACTTCCTCAATTGGTGGGGCGGCTGAACAGCTAGACCTGAGTTCTATCTGTCGGTTCGGTGGCTATCTTGTTTCCGTTGGAACGTGGACGATTGATGCTGGTTACGGTGCTGACGATAATCTAGTATTCGTAACTAGCACAGGTGAGATCGTTGCATATCGAGGCACAGACCCTGCAAGCGCATCGACATGGGCGCTTATTGGCGTGTGGAAGCTCGGCACTCCCATTGGCAAGCGGTGTATGTTCAAGTATTCGGGCGATCTGTTGATCCTCACGCTTGACGGTCTTTATCCGCTTGCGTCGGCGGTGCAGAGTTCTCGGCTTGATCCAAGGGTTGCGCTATCAGACAAGATTCAAGGCGCGTTTGCAGAAGCGACGCGAGCTTATCAAGACAACTTTGGCTGGCAAATTCTCTACAACGCAAAAAACAATGCGCTGTTCGTCAATGTGCCGGTGTCCGAAGGATCGCAGCAACAGCAGTATGTAATGAACAACATCACGAAATCGTGGTGCAACTTTACAAACTGGAATGCAAACTGTTGGGAAATCTTTAACGACGATCCTTACTTTGGCGGCAATGGGTTTGTAGGAAAAGCCTGGACACTTGACTATCAGGACAATGCTGCAAACATCCCTGCGAACACGCTGCAAGCGTTTAATTACTATGGTTCACGCGGCGTTAAGAAGTATTTCACGCGTGCAAGGCCGAGCCTTTTTACCAACGGGCAACCGGCTATTTTTGTCGGCATGAACGTCGATTTTGACATTCAAGACACCACGGCGGCGCTGTCGTTTAGCCCTCAGACCTATGCAACTTGGGGCACATCCTTGTGGGATGTTGGTGTATGGGGTTCGGATTCGACTATTACGAACAACTGGCAAGGCATTACCGGCATTGGATACTGCGGCGGCATTCAGATGAAAAGCGCCAGTAGCGGCATTCAGATTGAATGGGCATCAACGGACGTGGTGTATCAAACCGGATGGGCTGGCATATAACAAAAGGCCCGGCTATCGGGCATTGGGTAGCTAAACGTGTTGAAGGCGGCTACTTTGAAGGACGCAGCGAAGCAATAGGACTGTGCAAGGACGATGAGATAGTTGCAGGCGTGATATACGAGAATTGGAACAAGAAAAGCATTTGGTGTCACATAGCAATAGAAGGACGGATGACAAGCGCATACTTAGCGGCAATTTTTGACTACCCGTTCAACGTGTGCCAAGTAGACAAGATCATAGTGCCGGTAGGAAGCGACAACGCAGCAAGCATCAAGCTAGTAACGAATATGGGATTTGTAGAGGAAAGCCGAATTAAGGATGCAAGGGTTGATGGCGACATTGTTTTCTACACAATGAAGCATGACGCTTGCAGGTTTTTGACTGATAAATACAGTAGAAAAATAGGAGTGCCTCATGGGTAAAAGTTCACCATCGCCGCCGCCCGCACCGGATTATTCAGGTGCTGCTAGAGAACAAGGTGCTGCTAACGTAGAAACAGCTCGCCTACAAGGAAGAATGTCGAACCCGAACATTATTTCTCCGTTGGGCACGCAAACGATCACTTATGAAGGCGATCAGCCCACGATCACGCAAAAATTGACTCCGACTGCCGAGGAAACGCTTGCCGCACAGCAGCGAGTTCAAAAGCTGTTGGCAGGTCTTGGGGAAACGGGCACGACGCAAGCGCAAAAAGTCATTGGTTCGCCGTTTTCGCCAACTGGCACAGCAGGGCAAGGACTGCAAACTCGCCTTGACTTGTCCAATCTCGCGCAAATGCCGGTCAATGCAGGAATGACGGGGCAACAAGCGATTATGGCGCGGTTAGAGCCGCAACTGCAACGCCAGCAAGCCGCGATGGAGAATCAGCTTGCCAATCAAGGCATTACGCCAGGATCAGAAGCATATCGGGTTGCACAAACGCAAGCAGCGCAGAACCGCAATGATTTGTTGAGCCAAGCGGCATTGCAAGGCATCAGCTTAGACACAGGCGCACGCGCTCAAGGATTGAACGAACAGCAAGCAATCTTGGCAGCGCAAAATGCAGCGCAACAACAAGAGTTGCAACGACAAGCCTACTTGCGTCAACAGCCGTTGAACGAAATTACCGGACTCATGTCGGGATCGCAAATTCAGATGCCGCAGTTTCAAGGCTATCAAGGGCCATCGGTTGCGCCGCCGCCAATTTTTGCGGGCGCACAAGCTGCGGGTAATGCAGCTATGCAGCAATACGGCATTCAATCTGCCAACACAAACGCGCAAAATGCAGGTTTATACAATTTGCTCGGTGCTGGAGCAACAGTTGCTGGAATGAAGTATTTTTAAGGGCATAAAAAATGAACAATATGTTCAGTTTCAATCCTGATGACAAACGTGTACGCATGGCACAAGCATTAGAAAATTACATTTTGCCTGAACAAAAAGTGCAAATGCCACAAGCTCCGGCAACTGGTGGATTTTCACCTATGGACGTTGCCAAAATGTATAAGAAAAAAATCAATCCATACAACAGCACAGATGTAAAAAATGCGTCAACGCCGATTGATTTGAACGTGTATCAGGAGAGTCAATAATGGCTGAACAAGTTAGCTTCACTTTACCAAATCCATATCAATCTGAAATGGCTGATATTGCTCGCCGTCAACGCATGGCAGAACTGTTGCAGCAACAGGCATTTCAGCCTGCTGAGACGTTTAGCTACGGCGGCATACAGGCTAGGACTTCGCCGCTTACGGGCATCGCTAAAGCCTTGCAAGGCTATATGTCGATGAAGATGCAAAAAGACTTGATTAACGAACAAAAAGCACTAGGCGAAAAAGCTAGAGAGCAATCAATGCAAGAAGGCGCGCAGTTCTTTAATGCGTTGCGTGGTGCTCCCGCTAATGAAGGAACGGCAGGAGTTCCTGAACAAAAATACACGCCCTCACCATTTGACATTGAAGATAATCCACAATTGTTGACCAATCTCAATCCGCAACAACAAGCTGCGGTCAATATGAAACAAATGCCTGAAATAATTGTTCCCGAGCAAAAAGGATTGCCGCCGCAAGCTGCAAAAGGGCCTGACTATGCTCGCGCTCTTGAGTTAGCAAGTCGCAGTCAATTCAACCCGATGGTGCAATCGGCGGGCGGTGCGATTCTTGCCAACATGATGAAAGCGCCGGAATCGGCGTTTGGAAAAATTGATCCAAAAGATTACACAAAAGAAAGTTTGCAAGCATTTATTGCGGGTGGTGGTAAAAATCCCGCAATTCTTGATCCTGTTCGCAAACAAGAAATGGCAACAACTGTCGGGCCTAATGGTCAAACAATATCTGTGCCTTTCAACCCGTATGCGCCGCCACCGCAAGGTTTTGTGCAGCCTATGGGTGGTTTTGTGGGCACATTGCAACAGCTTGGAATGCTTACGCCTGCAATGATGCAAAACCCGCAAGTGCAGCAAATTTTGAGCGGATACATCGGTAAAGAAACGGGGCAAGTTACTCCGGTTGAATCGCAACGTTTGCTGATTGATTTGGCTCGACTGCGTAATCAAGCAATAAGCACGCAAGCTGAAACGGGCATGAGTGCGCCAATTCCATCAATGCCGCAACCGTTTAATTTATTTGGTGCGCCGCAAGTTAATGCGCCCACGGTGATGAATGCGCCCGGTGCAGCACCAAGTGCAACGCGAGGTGCAATACCAGCAACTGCAACTGGTCAGCAAGGCATGGGCTTGCCGGTTGATCTGTCTCGCACAGGATTGCCACTAAAAACGCAACGCGAAATTCAGAAAGAATTGGTGACAGGTGAAGTCAAGAAACAGCTAGAAGCAAAAGAGGCTTTGCCGGTGCAAATGGCGCAAGGTCAAAATTTGCTTGATGTTGTTGATCGTATGGTCGGAACGGTTGATAAACAAGGCAAGGTCATTACGCAGCCGCATCCTGGCATCAGCGCGGTAGGTAGTGCCATTGGTCGTTTAGGCTCTTATGTGCCAGGTTCAAGCGGCGCAGATTTCATGTCAATGTATGACCAAGTAAAAGGCCAGGCATTCCTTGAGGCTGTGCAAAAGATGAAAGGTAGTGGCGCAATTTCTGAAGTTGAAGGAACAAAAGCCGCTGCCGCCGTTACTCGCATGAATGTTTCTCAATCTCGCGAAGAATTTACGAGAGCTGCAAGAGAATTTCAGAAAAATATGCGTCTTGGCATGGAAATAGCTCAACGTCGCGCTGGTGGCTTGTCGCAAGGCGCACAGGATGCCTTAAACGCTGTGATGAGGAGATAACATGGCTGAACCGATCAAATCCCCATCGCTAAGAGACTTTGAGGCAGCAATCGCCTTAGAGTCAGGCAAGCCAAATCCTAACTTGGATGTGATCCAAGAGCTGACGGACACCATGAAAGTCATGTTTTCTCAGGCGGGAGTAACGCCAAGAGAACCAACAATGGCTGAACGTGTTTCGCAAGAAGTTAGAGCAGAACCGTTTGCGAAGCAAGTTGCAATCGGTGCGGGTACTGTTTTACCGCGTGCCGCGATGGGCATTAAAGGCTTGTTTACTGACATTCCTCGGCAAGACATTGAGGAATTGAACATGGTGCGTCAAGCTACGCCAGGAACGCAACTAGGCAGTATGGGCGGCGAGGCGGGTATGGGCTTTGCGTTGCCTATGCGATCCGTTTCGATGATTCCCGGCGTTTCGCGGATGATTCCTAGCCTTGGTGGTCGGATTGGGCAGACCGCAGAAATGGCGGGAACGAGTGCCGCTACGAGTGCCGCCCTGACCCCCGAGGATCGCACAGGAGCAGCGATTGCGGGTGCAGCGGGCGGTGCATTGCCTGCTGCTGTTGGCGTTGTTCAGAGGGCGTTACCGCGAGGAATGGGCGGCGTTGGCGCAGCCGAAGTTAAAGGCGAAAAAATAGCAAGAGATGTTGGCGAAACTGCGGAATTGATAAAACTGTTGCGCGGTGGTTATGCGCCAGTACCGGGCATACAAGGAACTTCGGCAGTAGTAACGCAAAATCCTGTCATGCAAGTAATGGAAAGCGGAAACCGTGTCAGAAATCCTGAATTGTGGAAAAAATTTGATGTAGAAAATGCTCAAGCAAGATTGGCGGCATTGTTAGAGCGTGCTGGAACGCCAGCAGAATTACAGGCTTTGCGTGTGCGCCGAGATGAAATTACAGGCGACGCAAGAGAACAAGCATTTGCACAAGCAGAGCGTGCAGCGCGTGAAGGCGCATCGCTAGGTTTAGCGCCAAATCTTGATGTAATCAATCAAGAACTTGTTGCATTGTCAAAAGGCGAGCAACGCGGCAATCCTGCGGTGCAAAAACTAGTCAAATATGTGCGAAGTGAAGTAGCTAACCCCGAGGGTGTAACGCCGCAACAACTTTACACGGTTCGCAAAGTATTGACCGGGCAACTAAAAACCGGCATGAATGATGAAATTGGTGCGGCTGCGGCTGCTTCTCGAAGCGAAACGATGGGCGTTGTCAAAGGTATTGATGAAAACCTTGATGCTTTGTCGGATGGCGCTTGGTCACAATACCTTGCAAAGTACGGTGCTGAAAGCAAAGACATAAACAGTCGCAAAGCATTGCAGGACGTTATAGACAGGATTTCTCGCGGTATGTCAGAAGAAAATGTGCCTCCGCAATTGAAGGGATTAAGCGGTGAAATACCTTTTGGTCGTACTGTTGAGACTGCATCGCAAAAACAATTTGGCAGCAAAACGATTGATCAACTTACGCCACAAGATCGGCAATTAGTTGAAGCGCTAAAAAATGATTTGTTTAGAAGTTCGCAAGCCATGAATATGCGGGCAACGGGTGGGCCAGGAACTGCTACAGAACTGAACGCAGCAAGTCGCGCCGGAGAATCCGCAAGAGGATTTTTAAACCAAGCAACATCAGGTTTAGGGGGTATGGTTGGTGGTATGCCCGGAGCAGCAGTAGCGCAACTAACCGGAGGCATGGTAGGCAAAGCAATGATGGAATCCGGTAGAAAAGGCGAAGAAATCCTCGCTCGATTGCTGCAAGACCCGCAAGCAATGGCAGCGGTACTAGAGAAGGCGCGACGTTCACAGGCGCAATTACAGGCAGCTAAACGTGCTGGTGTGGTTGCAGGTTCAGCAGCGGATTAAAGGAGAATATTTTGAGCTACAACGGCAGCGGTACTTTTCAGATCAACACTTCGGGGCAACCTGTTGTCGCGGGCACAGTCATTAGCTCGACAGCGTTTAACTCGCTGACGGCTGACCTTGCCAACGGACTTAGCACAGCAATTACTAAGGACGGGCAAACGACTGTTACCAACAACATCCCGATGGCGGGATTCAAGATCACAGGTCTTGGTGCTGCTACTGTTGGAACGGACGCTGTTCGTTACTCGCAGATTCAGAGCAATACCGACAAGCTCGTCACGGTTAGCGGTACTGATACGCTGACCGGCTCAGTCACTCCCGCGCTGACTGCTTACGCTGCTGGCAATCTGTTCTCGTTCGTTGTGGCTAACACGAACACCGGCGCGGTCACAATCAACATCGATGGGGTAGGTTCAAAATCCATCACTCGGACAGGATCGACTGCGCTAGTAGCTGGCGACATGGTGGCTGGTCAAGTGGTGCTGATTGAATACGATGGCACTCGATTCCAACTGCTGAACGGTAATAGTTTCACGAATTTGCTGGTATCGGGAACGCTGACCTATGGCGGTGTGACGCTGACGAATGCGGTTACTGGCACAGGCAAGATGGTGCTAGATACTAGCCCAACCGTCAACAATCCGACCGTTACGAACTACGTCGAAAGCGTAGTCACGATTGGTACGGTTACATCGTCTAACACTATCGCTCTAACTAACGGAACGGTTCAAACCGCGACGCTTACCGCTTCGACGGCTTGCACGTTCACGATGCCAACAGCAACCGCTGGTAAGTCTTTTGTCTTGTTGCTCAAGCAAGCAGCTTCGACGGGTAACGGTACTGCGACGTTTACCGGCGTGAAGTGGGGTACTGCGGGCGCTCCCACGATTACTGCAACAGCCGGAAAAATGGACATTCTAACCTTCATCGCTGACGGAACGAATTGGTACGGCAGCATTGCACAGGGATACACCCCATAATGTTTGCAGCTAAAAACTTTTTCCTAGCCGGTGGTGCTGCGGGATTTGTTGCCGATTTCCTTGTCGTAGCCGGTGGTGGTGGCGGCGGTGCAGATGGAGGTGGAGGCGCTGGCGCTGGCGGTTATCGCACATCCGCAGGGACTAGCGGTGGAGGTGGCTCTGCGGAAGCGCAGTTAACTTTATCTTATGGTGTTGCCTATACGGTCACCGTTGGAGCAGGAGGAACTGGTGGGTCTACTGCGCCGGTAACGACTACAAACGGTTCAAACTCCGTTTTTAGTACCATTACATCAACGGGCGGCGGTGCAGGCGGAAGTAGCGCAGCATCCGGTGGCTACAACGGCAAAAACGGTGGTTCGGGCGGTGGTTGCGGTCAAGGAAATACATCATTTGGAACAGGTACAACAGGGCAAGGTAGCAACGGCGGCACAGCAAACGCTTTCGGCGGCGGGGGTGGCGGCGGCGCAAGTGCAGCGGGTGGAAACGGAACAGGAAGCGATCCCGGTGCAGGCGGCAATGGTCTTGCATCCACAATCAGCGGCTCATCAGTTACTTATGCAGGTGGTGGTGGCGGCGGCGCGGATGGCGTTTACAACAATCACAACAATCCTGGCGGCACAGGCGGCGGCGGCGCTGGTGGCGATGGCGGCTTGCCTACTGCGGGAACTGCCAACACAGGCGGCGGCGGCGGTGGTAACACCAGCGTCTACGGAACAAACAGACCGGGCGCAAACGGTGGTTCGGGAATTGTGATTATTAGAGTTCCAAATACGGTTAATGCCACTTTTTCCGGTGGTGTAACTCAAAGCTCAACAACTAGCGGAAGTTATAAAATTTTTACCGTGACTGCCACAAGCACAACAAGCGAAACCGTTACTTTTTCTTAAGGTTAATCATGGCGCATTTTGCTCGTTTAACAAAAAACAACATCGTTGATTTTGTCACAGTAGGACGGGACGAGGATAACGGCAAAGAAGCTGAACTGTCGGCGCGTACTGGTGATGTTTACAAGCAGACTTCATACAACACAAGCGGCGGTGTTCACTTGTTAGGAGGTACGCCATTCCGCAAGAATTACGCAGGAATCGGCTACACCTACGACGAACAGCGCGATGCCTTTATTCCTCCGCAACCGTATCCGTCTTGGGTGCTGAACGAAAATTCCTGTTTGTGGGATGCGCCTGTACCGATGCCGACTGATGGCGTGTATTCATGGGATGAAGATACGAATTCTTGGGTGCAAGCATGAAACTCATCAAGCTGACCAATGCTACAAAAGGCCGTATCGGTGAAGGATTGATTCTCAACACCGAAGCGATGATGTCGTTCTTTGAAAATGAACAAGAGGATGGCACGAAAATTACCGTTGCTTTTGGCATGAATGGCAATTCTTGGGAAGTGCAGGAATCCATTGATGAAATCATGGGGCTGATAAATGCAACCGGATATTGAATCGCGATTTATGACCCATGAAGCCGTTTGCGCGGAGCGGTGGAAAGAATCTATCCTTCGCATCAAACGCCTTGAATCAATTTTGCTGGCGTGTGCTGGCTCTATCATTCTTTTGTTGCTGCACTTGGTGACAAAAACAGGGGGTTGAATGAATGATCGACCCCGTAACTATTGGAGCAGCGTTTGCTGTAGCTAAAACGTCGGTCGCCTTCGTTAAAGAGGCGATCAACATGGGCAAGGAAATCCGTGACTGCTACGGAGAACTTTCCCAATTCTTTACCGCTCAAGGTCAGATTGAGAAAGCCGCTAAGCAAGTCGAAGCGGCAAAAGCAGCACCAAAGCCTGACGATCCAAAGGAAGCCGCCGCACAAGAATCGGCGCTGTCACAGGCTTTCACCATCGTCATGCAGCGCAAGCAGATGCGCGAATTTGAGCAAGAACTGCGAGATATGTTCACGCTCAAGGGCGAGTTAGACCTATACCATGAACTGTGCGCCGAGCGGCAGCGCATTGTTGGCGAGCAAGATGAAGCCGCTAGAGAAGCTATCCGCAAAGCCAGGTTAGCTAAAGACCGCGCCGCTAGGAAAAAACAAGAACAAGAAGAACTGCTAATGATGGCGGGGATTGTCGTATTCGTATTGATCGGCTGCATTACGGTTGGTGTCGCCATTTACTTTAGGGGCTGAAATGCTATCTCTTATCTCTAGTTCGCTGTCATTTCTTATGGGCGGGTTGCCGTCGATCCTATCGTTCTTCCAAGACCGCGCCGACAAGAAACATGAACTCGCTTTAGCGCAAATGCAGATCGAGCGGGAACTGGAACTTAGGAAAGCCGGTTTTGAGATTGAGAAACAGATTGAAGAAATCAAGACCGAGCAGATCAGGGTGCAGGCGCAAAGCCGGACAGAGGAATTAGCCGTTCAATCGCAGCAGATAGCCGTAACCGAGAAGGTGGCGCTGTTACAGCACGACACAGACAGCGCAAGGGGTGCAAGCCAATGGGTAGTCAATGCGCGGGCTATGGTGCGTCCTGGCATCGCTTATGGGATGTTCCTGCTGCTGGTGTTTGTGGATGTGTTTGGCTTCCTGTACGCTTTCAAAACGGGCGTGGCGTTTGATGTGGCGCTGAATAACCTTTGGGATGATGATTCGCAGATCATTTTCAGCAGTATTATTGCCTTTTACTTTGGCGGGCAGGCATTCAAACGATGAAAGTCTCGCCGCTGTGCATCAAGATGATTGCACACCATGAGGGCGTGAGATACAAGCCTTACCGATGCCCTGCAAACTTGTGGACGGTTGGGGTAGGCCATGTCATGTACCCCGATCACGCAAAGCTGACAATGGCTGACCGGCTGAAAGTAGACTTACATCCCGCAGATAATCGGGTGTGGAGCAAGGAGGAAGTGGATGCAATTCTTGCAAGCGATCTTGAGCGATTTGAGCGCGGCGTTACCCAGTATTGCGGCGAACTTGCTCAATCTAAATTCGATGCTCTTGTCTGTTTTGCTTTTAATCTTGGTTTGGGAACACTACAGCGCAGCACCCTCCGTCAGAAGGTTTTGCGCCGGGATTATGAAGCTGCTGCGGCTGAATTCATGAAGTTTACCAAGGCAGGGGGTAAAGTCCTGCCAGGATTGGTCAAGCGTCGAACTGACGAAGCGCGGCTTTTTTGTGCATGATCCAGCGGTATTGCTGTTCACTCATTTCCCGCTGTTCAGTCTCAGGGCAAGTTTTGATCTTGCACCACATGACCTTGTCGCCCGTCTTGAAAGCCACATCACAAACCTTGCAACGCTCATAGTTTTCCATCAGTTTCCCTTTTGCGTTTGTAGAGATCGACTTTCAATTCTGA